CTACATCGGCACCCGTACCGTCACCTTGCGCGGACGTTCACCGCTTCCCTGGACGAGAACGGTGACGATGCAGGTGCGGCCGTCGTTGGAGGGCTGCGCCGACAGAAGCTGGCCGCCTGTGTCCCTGACGACCTTCGTTGCGGCATCACCGCAATCGCTGGCAACCAGAAGCAGATAATCACGAGCGAAGGCCTCGGCGGTCGCCAGGCTGAACAGTGCCGCAGCGACAATCGCGATCATCCGTTTTGATGCCATAATTACAACTTCCGCTCGCGGTGATGATCGGGTTTCTGACCGAACCATTGTAGGAATTATGTAGCGAACGGCTTCTGAATGGCAAATGAATGCGTCGTTCACCGCGTTCACGCTGACGTCAGGGACGTCAGCGCCCGCGAATGCTGGCCGTAGCCGCCAGCCTGCCGTAAATGGCGAGAATGCCGCCGACGACGCCCGCGAGATTGATCGCAGCGTCGATCAAGGCGGCCTGGTCGGCCAGCGAAATCTCGGTGCCGGCCGCCTTCATCAGGGCGGCAGCGATCGCTACCAGCCCGCCCCAGACGGTCTTCGACTGATACCAGTCCTTGGTCGTTTCCATCATGCATCTCCTTCATGTTTGGGGACAAGGTCGGCGATCGCGGCGATCCCGAGCGGTACCGCCCGGCCGAGCTGGCGCAGGCGGATCTGGAAACCGGCCTGCAGCGTGCCGAAATCGGCAAGTTCCAGCGCCTGTGGATATTCAAAGGCCGGGGCCGTCACCTCCACCCGCCGGAGCGTGGTGGCTGCCGCCATGATTTCGAGCGCATAACGCTCCTCCGGCTCGTCCAGCGGAATATCGGTCGCGTCCCAGTCGTCGGCACCCACGCGCCCGCGCCGTATCCAGGTGAACCGAACGTGGCCTGGCGCGCGACGGGCGCGAAGATGGACCGGTGCCAGCGGCGTCTCCGCCCGCACTCCGCCGGCCAGCACATAGGGGCCGGCACGGCCTGCCGCGCTGCCCTGCGGCTCGACCAGCCAGTTGAGCGCTAGACCGCGTTCCTCCGGCAGAAGGCCGATCGGCACCACCGCCGCATCGAGAAGAACGACCGGTGCGCCGAGCGCCGCGCCGGAGGCCATGGCGTCTTCCGTGCCCGCGAGCCCGCGCAGCAGCAGCCTCACCTGCCAGCGGTCGGGGCCGATCTCGGTCGCGTCGCAGAAGCCGATGATCTCGAAGCTGCCGTTGCCGGAGAGCACCGCCAACCTGTTGGCGCCGCCGAGGACCGCTTTCTCTGCCGCAGACCACAGGCTTCCCGCGACAAGATCGATGGCGATCTCGCCGTTCCGGTCGAACCGGCCGACAAGGCCGGGGACAAGCGGAGCAGCCAGACGGCCAACTGTCGCTGGCCGATCGATCGACGCTCTCGTCCTGAACCCTTCGGTCGTCGTCGAGCTCGACAGCAGCATCCGTCGAAACGGTCGGCAGAAGGCGGCGATGCGCGCAAAGTCGGCAACATTGCTTCCGTCCAGACGCGGCAGATCGAGGAACTGGACGAGCGGCGAGAATGACGACGAGGCTGTGGCCGCCACGGTCCGCTCGACCGCACCTGCCGAAGCCGGAATGGGCGCAGCCGGTTCGTGACGACGCGCCTCGATCCGCCGCACGTCGCCATCCTCGACCCGCGTGACGAGATAGACGCCGTCCGGCCCGTCAACGACGCGGATCGCGTCGCCCGGCATCACCGAGATGTCGGTCGGCGACAGTGGCAGGGTCAATGCCCGGCGAGACACATGGTTGTCTCGCAGCAGCGCTTCGGCTGCCCCTTGCGCGGCATCCTCGTAGAGCACGCCGGCAATATCCGCCTGGATGATCCGCTGGCTCGCCCCGCCGATGCGCCGGGAGCGAACGCTCGCCTGCTCGTAGTCGAGCACGGAGTTTGAAAAACTTGCCACCGCCTCGGCGGCAAAATCGCTGTCGTGGCCGCGCGTCTCGCTCCAGCCCGGCTCGTCCGGGCGTTCTGCCAGCACGTCGATCAGCCGGGGCGGCAGGCTCACCTTCGTCCGGCTGCGAAAGCGCAAGGTCCCGCGGTCTTCGACGACGTCGAGCAGGAATGTCTGCACCAGCGGCTCGATCAGCGCGCGCGCCGATCCGACATCCGCCTTGATATAGCCGACGAGGTCGCCGGCCACTTCCGAGACGTCGTAATCGTCGAACCCATGCTCGGTCAGGATCGCGGCGATCGCATCGGCAAGCGTCGTCGCCCCCAGCCGCCCCGTCAGCCAGTGACCGGTGCGCCAGTTCTCACCGTCGCTCCAGATGGAACGATCATCGGGAAAGACCGGATAGGGACGTGAATCCCAGGTCCACAGGAAAATCCGGTCCGTGTCCAGCATGCCGGCCGGTGCTGCGCTGCCGTTCCACCAGTCGAGATGCGCCTCCAGGAACCGCCGCTGCATGCTGTCGCTGCGGCCGCCGCTCGAAAAGTACGGCCTTGCGTTCTCGGACGACTTCGGGTCGACGAAGACGTTCGGTTGGTTCGCCCCCTTGTCGATCGCCGGGCAACCGAGTTCGGTGAACCAGATCGGCTTTGAGGCCGGGATCCAGCCGGTCGACACTGGTCTTTCCGCGCCGCCCACCCTGTCAAAGTGCGGGTTGCTCCACCAGTTCCAGATGTCCTTGTAGCGGAACATCCACGGCTTGCCGGCCAGACCGTCGGTGATCGGCGAACGGTTGCGCGCCGCCCGGTCGGCGTCGCTTGCGTAATACCAGTCGTAACCCTCGCCGCGGCCGACCGCCGCCATCAGCGCCACCGGATCCTCGGCAAGCCGCGCGCCGTCCGGGTTGGGCTCTCCGAGATCCCCGTCGCGCCAGTCCGACAGCGGCATGTAGTTGTCGATGCCCACCGCATCGATCGCCGGCGAGGCCCAGAGCGGATCAAGATTGAAGGAGACGTCGCCTGATCCGTCCTGCGGCTGATAGCCGAAATATTCACTCCAGTCGGCGCCGTAGGTGAGCCGGGTCGCCGGCCCCAGCAGTGCCCGCAGGTCGGCGGCCAGCCGCACCAGTTCGGCCACGAAGGGGAAGCCGTCGCCGGGTCCCCGCACGCGGGTCAGGCCACGCAACTCGGAGCCGATGATGAAGCCGTCGACGCCGCCGGCTTCGGCCGCAAGCGCCGCATAGTGCAGCACGAGCCGACGATATCCCTCCGCGCCGTTGCAGAAGAGGTCGACTTCGGCCGCCGCTGCGGCGCTGCGATCCGGAGATCCGGCATGCCCGGGCGCCGGATGGCAGGTGATCCGCCCGCGCCAGGGATAGGGTGCCTGCGCCGCACCGCCATAGGGGTCCGGCAGCGTGTTGCCGGCCGGCACGTCCATCATCACGAACGGGTAGAGAAAGATCTTGATGCCGCGCGCCTTGAGGTCAGGGATTGCCTGCAGCACGCTCGCATCGTCGGGTGTGCCGCCATAGGCGGGGCCGGTGCCGTTGCGGCTCACCAGATAGGCATCGCCGCGCTCGATGCCGGCGACCTGCCACGGCTGGCTCTCTCCGTCGCGGCCGGAGACTTCGACGCCCGGCACGATGCGGCAGTGTCCGGCCCTGAGGTCGGTGCCGAACCAGCTCACCACCAGCGCCACCGCGTCGAGGTTCGGGCAGAGCGCCTGCAGCTCGTCCAGCGACGCCTGCCAGTCGGTCGCAGCGGTCAGACTGTTGCGGTTGAGGATCCGGGCGCTGCCCTCGCCGGTCTGCTCCGTCACCTGTACGGTGGCATAGCCATGCTCGGTCGAGCCGGGAATCAGCGTCACGGCCCGAACCTGTCGCTCAAGCCGGCCGACGGGCCGCACCACCTCGAACTGCAGAAGCGGAATGCGATTGCCGAAATCGTTGATCGGCAGCCGCTCGAAGACCACGTAGGAGAGGCCGCGATAGGCCGGCGTGTTGCCTCCCCCCTGCTTTGCCTCGACCAGCGGATCGGCAAGCTGGTCTTCGGCGCCGCGGTAGACGCGCATCTCGATCGTCGTCAGATCGAGTTCCCGGCCGTCTGCCCAGACGCGCCGCACCAGGGCGATCTCGCCCTCGCAGAGGCCGACCGCGAAGTTTGCGTAGTAACTGAAGGTCTCCACCCGCTTGCCGCTCGTTGCCTTGCCGCCCTGCCGTTCGCGCGTCACCTCTTCCTCGAAGCGCGTCGCCCAGATCAGCGTCCCGCCGATGCGGGCCGTGCCGTAGACGCGCGTGATCGGAGTGCCTTCGTCCGCACCCGGAATGCGGGCCGTTGCCAGTCGCGGGCCGGTAACCGTCGAGGATCCGCCGCCGATCAGCGCACGGTCGACGGCGGCACCGGCAAGTCCACCGACCGTCCGTCCGACGATCGCACCGAACGGACCGAATACGGAGCCGAGGGCTGCCCCCGCCGCCTGAAACAGGATGGTCGCCATGGGAGCTCCGCCACGCATGGAGATGCGCGTTAAAAGTGTGCTGAGGTGTAGGCGTGTTCACGGCAAAAGCAGTACGCGTCAGACCAGCGCATCGACCCGGAACCGTCTCGGTTCCGGGTCGATGCGCATATATAGACCCGGTCAGAGCGTCCTCTCCGCCCGTCGGGCCATGAGCGCTCCGACTGACGCGCCGGTGAGGACTGGCCGCACCGGCTCCGGCAAGGGCCTTGCTGTCGAACAAGGAGGTTTTGCTGTGAGGCTCATGCCGATTGGCATTACGTTTATCTTGAGGATGATCCGGACGGGCTGGTTAGTCTCCGTGCGGATCAATTTCGCAAGATAAGTAAAACGGTGCGAGGAGCGACAACTTCGCTCACCACTCCCTCCATGTACAGCTCATTGGTGCGAAATTCGACAATCAAGCGACTCCGGAAATCGGTGCACGGCAGCGATCCTGCGTCGCCAGGACGGCACCAGCGCCGAGCAGGTCACCGACGCCTGCTCATAGGCGTGGATGAAGTGCTGATCGTCCTTCAGGATGCCGGCATGTTTTGCAGCGCAACCAGTCTGCCAGCGAAACAGCAGGAGGTCGCCGGCCTGTGCTTCGCCGATCGATAGCGGCGGGCCGAAAAGCCGCAGCCCGGCGTCGAGCAGACGTTCCTCGCCTGACCGCTCGGCCCAGTCCGGCGCATAGGCCGGTACCGTCTCCGGTTCGACCCCATAAAGTTCACGCCAGACGCCGCGGATCAACCCGATGCAATCGCACCCGACGCCCTTGATCGCACCCTGATGGCGGTATGGCGTTCCGATCCAGCCTTCGGCCAGCCTTACGACATCGCCGCCCACGGTCATTCCACGCACGGTCATTCGAAGATCCTGCCGCCATCGTGCAGCCGCTCCCCATCCACGTAGGAATAGCTGAAGTCGGATCCCGGCACGTGCGGAAATCCGCGGAAGTTCAAGTGGTTGGAGAACCGGCTCCTGCAGGTGGCGAAGCGCTTGTCGCAGCCGGCGATGATGGTGAAGGTCTCGCCCGCCTGCACAGCCCGATCGAGGGGCAACCAGAGCGTCAGCCGCGCCCTTCCCTCGGCCAACAGGACATGGCCATCGATCGCGACCTCTTGGCCCCCGGCAAGAACAAGGCTGCCGCGGTCGAAAAAGCCCGCCGCGAAAGCGGACAATCCGCCCACTGTCAGATGGCTGCGGTCGGGCATCTCGATAACGGTGCCGGCGCCGCGGAACGGCGTCAGATCGACCCGGCACCGGGCATCGCCAAGGCTTGCGTCGCATCGTCGGCCATAGATCCGGCCCTGCGGCTGGTCGAGCCTGTGGGCGATGCTGCGCAGTTCGGCAGTAAACCGTTCGCCGGCACGCGATACCTCGCCGATTTCGCGCACCGCCAGTGCCAGATGCTGTCCGGGATCCGTCCAGTTGACCAAAAAAAGTTCGACCCGTGCGCCGTCGAAGCGGCCGCTCGCCAGGTCGTCTTCGGAGATGGCGGCACTCGAAAAGCCGCCGGCCACCTCTCCGCTGCCGGCCGCCAGACCTGCCGCGGCCTCGTTCTCGGTGGTCGCGAAACCACTCGCGGCATGGCACAGCGTGCCGGCGACCGTCAGGTCGACGTCGTGATCTGTGAACCCCAGTACCGTGCCGTCGCGGCGCGTCACCCGCCACGCATGGCAGGTGGTCGTCGCGTCGCCAGCAAGATGCGCCGCCAGAGCAGCTGGAACCTCTCTCATGGCAGGATCTCCGTCAGCGGAATGGCAGGAATGGTCCCGGCATTAAAAGCCGAGAGGTTGATGTCGATACGGTCGATGTCGAAGCGCACCGGAACGTCGAATTCGAAACCGGCGCGGATCTCGGCACCTGGCCCGGGCACATGTCCCGGTAGAAAACTCACCACGCCGCTCGCCGAGTCGCAGCCATATCGCTCGGTTGGGACGACCACACCGCCGACGGCGACCTGCACCGTCCCGGCAACCGGCTTTGCAATGGTTCGCACAACTCCGGCGGCCGCATCGGCATAGGTCTTCGCCAGCTGGAACTGCGCCGTCACGCCGTCGCCGGTGCCGATCGGCTGGTCGGTCGCCTGCGGCATCTGGAGTGGAGAACATGACTTCCAGTCCAGCGGATCGCGAAATCGGAAGCCGTGCAGCTGGCCACGCCGCGCCTCGAAGAATGCCAGCACCTCATAGAGATCAGATAGAGATTTCGCGCCCGACCCGGCCTCGTAGCTGCGCCGGGCGTGCCGCCAGCGCGCATTGCGCTGCTCGCGGCCGTTGGAGAGGTTGACGATATCGGTGCGCCGCACCGGCCCGCCGCTCACCCCCAGCGCCACCCTCAACGGAAAGCGCACCTCGTGAAATGCGGCCATCATCGTCTCCCTCTGTCAAAGACCGCGCCGGCCGCGCGCCACGCTGCGCGCCAGGAGGGCGGAGATCTGCGGCTCGCTCTTGCGGAAGCTCGCCGCGTCGCTTGCCGTCACGTTGAAGACGATCTGCGGCGGCGTGCCTGCCCCTGCACCGGCAACCGAAACGCCGAGCGCGCCGTCCGGCCCGCGTCGCAGCGGCATGATCGCTTCGGCGCCGGCCTCGCCCATCAGGCCGAGCCCGCCACCCATTGAGAACATCGCCGGGCTTCGCACGACGCCACCCTCGGCAAACGGCGTGACCGACCCGATCGAGCCGATGAGACTGGTCGCTGCGCCGGAGACAAGCCCCTCCAGCGGCTTCAATGCCGAGGACAGGCCGACATCGGTCAGCCGCAACGCCAGCTTTCCGAGGACGTCTTCCAGGCTGCGGCCGCTGACGGTCGCCGACTTCAGGGCGCCCGACAGCGCCGAGCCGAAGCGCGCCGAGCGGCTCTCCAGATCGGTCAGCGCCTGCGCCAACGCTTGGGTGCCGGTGATGCTTGTGGCGAGATCGTCACTGTCGATGTCCATTGGGTTCCCCAGACGTGAGTGTTGTGCCGTTCGTCGTCTGCAGTGTCGCTAATCCGGGAATTGATGCATCAGTGCCTGCAGCCCGGCGCGCTGCAGGACGGTGGCAACGGGTCGCCAGGCGCCGCTCATGGCCGCGAGTTCACGCGGCGTCAGCGCCCAGAAGTCGGTCGGTTTCAGCCGCAGCAGGCAAAGCCCGGCATGCATCACGAGCGCCCAGGACTGCGTGTGTCCGACAGGCTCGTGTGCTGCTGCGGCTGCGGAGGGTTTGGCGCCGCCTCCGTCCGCGGGCCGGCAAATGCCGCCTCCAGCAGATCGGCCGCAACCCGCGCACAGGCGGGGATCCCCCCATCGACGCTCATCGCCGCCACCTCCTCGTCGGAGAAACAGTTGCCGCCGCCGCGCAGTCCCGCCGCCATGACGCACACGAGATCGCCCGCCCGCAACCGGCCGGAGGAGAAGCGCGCGGCAAGGGCGGAAAGATCCTCGGCACCGAAGGCGGTTTCCAGTTCCGCCAGCGCGCCGAGCGTCAGGCAGAGGATACGGCGCTCTCCGTCGATCATCGCCTCTACTTCGCCGCGCCGGCGGTTTGCCCGCCCCAGCCGGACGCCCGTGCTATGGCCTCCCGCATCGCCGGCCATCAGACGGCACCGAAGGTCAGGCTGCTGGCCGATTCCAGCGCCAGTTCAAAGCGTACCTCGCCGTTGTGATCGCCGGCGTATTCCAGGGCGGTGATCTGGAACCCGCCGCTCACCGTGCCGAAGGCCGGGATGACCAGCTGCCAGGTGAGGATCGCGCCGGTAAAGAAGGCGGACCGCACGAGCGCGTCCGACGCCTGGTCCTTGAACAGCCCGGCACCGGTCAGCGAGGCGCGCTGGATGCCCGCGCCACCCAGCAGTTCGCGCCAGCGCCCGGCGCTTTCGCTGTCCGTCACGTCGACCGTCTCGGCATTGAACGCGAGGCGCTTCGATCGCAGCCCCGCCACGGTCAGCCAGCTGCCGCCATTGTCGACCTTCAGCAGAAGGTCCTTGCCTGCCTGCGCTACCATCGCATGTCTCCTGTCTGTGTGGCTGGAAATGCGCTCACTCGGTTACGGCGCGAAAGCGCAGCTCGAGCACGCTGAGCCTGGTCTCCTTGTCCCGCCGGCTCGACATCCCGGTGCAGAGAATGCTGACCAGATGGGCATCCGAAAGTGGCAGCGGCGCAGCATGCAGCAGCCCTTTCACTCGTGCGCCGATCTCCTGCGCCCGCGCTCGCCCGTCGCCTTCGGCCCACACCTCGATGGTCGCGAAATGCTCCTCGCCCGCTTCCGTTGCGGTCGAATAGTCGCGGCTCTCGATCGTGGCGTAGACGATCGCCGGCAGTTGCATGCGCGGCAGGACACGGTCCCGGATGCCGTCAGCGCCGACGTCGGCCATCAGGGCAGCATCTTGCAGCAGATGCTGGTGGACCGCCCGCAGAAGGGCTTGCTGCGCGCTCATTGCTGTTGCTCCTCGCAATCGAGAACCAGGAAGCGTCGCGTCTCGTCCGGGTCGCGCACCAGCCGCACGATGAAGAGGCGCGACGCTTTTCGCAGCCGTTGGCCGGCGACGATGTCACTCCGCCAGCCCGTCCAAATCCGGTGCGTGACGAGAGCCCGGGTGCCGCCGGCAACCTCCGTGACCCCGGCCGTGACCGGTTCGATGCGCGCCCAGAGCCTGTCGGCGAACTGAAATGTCGTCGAGGCACCACCCTGGCCGTCCGGCGCATCCGCCGGTGTCTCGCGGTCGAGCCGTGCGGTCAGCGCACCGGGATCAAGCGGCAGTCCGTCCATCAGAGCCTCCGCATGCGGTAGCTGGCGATCAACCGCTCGTAGCCCTCTGGTACACCGGCCGGCTGGTCCTGGGGCGCCACCACGCCGCGATAGGCGAACATGAAGGCGACATGGATGAGCATCGCCCGGATCAGCGTGCCCGGAACGTCGGTGCCCGCCTCGCCATAGCCGGCGGAAAAGTTGATCTCGATGCCGTTCATCCGGCGTTCGGGAGCAGGCGGATCGCGCAGCCAGAGGCGCACCGGGCGGCCCGCGCCATCCAGCAGGTGATCGTCCAGCGAAACATCCGAGGCGGTCCCATCACCTGCGTAAACCGTCACCGCATCAATGGCTTGCACCGGGCTTCTGGCAATTGGAATCACGCCGCCGAGCGGCCAGCCGTCCAGGTAAAGCCGCCAGCGCTGCGCCAGCAGGCACAGCCCCGTCTCGCGCTCCAGATGCTCGCGCGCCGTGCGGATCAGCGCCGACAAGAGGTCGTCCTCGTCCGTCTGGTCGAGGCGCAGATGCGCCCTTACCTGGGCAAGCGTCAGCGGCTCCGCCGTCGGCGGATCGATCAGGGCATAGGTCATGAAAACATCCTTCGTCAGCAAGAAAGGCCGCGGCTCCGCGTGCCTCTCCCACGGGTGGAGAGAGGGCCAGAGGCTGAAGCGGCGCACGGGCGAGCGGCAGATCCACGTGCCGGCTTAGCTGGCGGCAAACTTCACCAGCTTGATCGCCTCGAAATTCTGTACCCCGCCGCCGACGCGCTTGGTGGTGTAGAACAGCACGTAGGGCTTGGCCGAATACGGGTCGCGCAGCACCCGGATGCCGGTGCGGTCGACGACCAGGTAGCCCGAGCGGAAATCGCCGATCGCGATCGATAGCGCATTTGCGGCGATGTCCGGCATCTCCTCGCCCTCGGCGACGGGAAAGCCCATCAGCGTCGCCGCCTGGCCGGCCGATGCCGGCGGCCGCCACAGGTAGTTGCCGTCGGCATCCTTGAACTTGCGGATCTCGCTTTGCGTCCTGCGGTTCATCAGGAAGGTGGCGTTCTGCCGGTGGCCAGCCTTCAGCGCATAGACGGCGCTGATCAGCACGTCGGAGGGTCCGCTTGGCGCAAACCCGCCGGCGGCACCGGTCGAAAGGTAGCCGAGGCTTCCCCAGCTCCAGCCGCTGTCGGCGACGCTGTCATAGGCGAGGAAACCCTTCGGCTTGTTTACGCCGTCGCCGCGGATGAAGGCGTCGCCTTCCTGCTCGGCAAACACCATGTCCACCTCGCCGGCCAGCCAGGCCTCGATGTCGACCGCCGCGTCGTCGAGCAGGCCTTGCGTCGCGGCCGGCATTGCATAGAGCTCCATCGTCGGGAACGACAGTTCCGACAGCTGCGGCGCGCCGGTCTGCGGCCGGGCCGCCGTCTCGGCCACCCAGCCGGTCGCCGGACCGCTGATGGCGAACGGCTTCTTCAGCACCGCCGAGGACACGCTGCGCACGCTCGACAGGGCCCGCATCGGCGAGACATGGCTCATGCGCCGCCCGATCTCGGTGTCCGTCTCCGGCGGCACCAGATAGCCGCCATCGCCGCCGGCGCCGGCATTCATCGCCTTGACGTCGAGCTCGCGCAGGCCGCCCTCCTCGCCGCGACGGACATAGGCGTCAAAGGCTGCCTTGTGTTCCGTCATGTCGTCGGAGATTTCGGCGCGCCCGCCAAGGGCGGGCCTTGCCTTCTTCAGCACCAGCTGGTCAAGCACGGCCTTCTGGTCGTCCATGGCGCGGTTGATCCGCTCCATCTTGTCGCGCGTCACCACATCGGCTGTGAGCTTCTGCTCGATCTCGCCGAGCCTGCGGTCGTTGACGTCCTTGAACGCCTCGAAGGCCTCCATGAAATCCTCGAAGGCGGCGGTCACCGTGTCCGGCACCGCCTTCACTTCCGGCGCACCGGTCATCCTTGCTTCAGCCATGGTCCTATCCCTTGAAGTTGGTTGCCCACAAAGTCTTCGCCGCCCGCCGCATGCTGCGGACGAGTTCGGTTTCTCGATCGCGGAAGAACCGCGCATGCTTGACGTCCGACACCCGCGCCGACGGCAGCATCGGAAAGGTGACGATGGAAATTTCCCAGAGGTCCGCCTCAAGGATGCGGCGCACGCCGGTTCTGGCGTCGTTGCGGGCCTTGACCGTTCGAAATCCGATCGACAGGCCGTCCAGCGCGCCGCTCTTCATCAGCGCATGCACCTCGCGGGCCCGCGCCACGCCGCCCGCCAGCCGTCCCTCGACGTAAAGCCCGCGGCCATCCTCGCGGATGGTCGTCCAGGCGCCGATCGGCTCGTTCGGGTCGTGCTGGTAAAGCATGCGCACGCCGGCCGCGCCGCGCTCAACGAGCGAATTGCCGAAGGCGCCGCGCTCGATCCTGTCCTTGCCGAGGTCGACCTCGCCGAAGACGCTGGCATAGCCGGCAAAGCTGCCGTCGCCGGTCAGCCCGCGCAGTTCCAGGCTCGCAAATTTGCGCGCGTTCGGGCGCGGCCCGCGGTAAGCGTGCATGAGGTTCTCCAGCAGTCTTTGTGTTGCGGGTGTAAGGCTCGGGAGCGGCAGAGGCCTCAGGAGGCGTCGGAGCGGCCGCCATAGCGGTTAGCGATCCGCACCAGGGCGCCAAGCACCCACCAGGCCGATAGGCTGGCGCTCGCAGCTCCTGTCAGTGTCGTCTCGACGGCGCTCAGTTGCCCGGTCAGTCCCAGCCGCGCGGTCAGCCACAGGCCGGCGGGGCCGCCGAACATCACGCCGCAGGAGATCCCGGTGAGAAAGCGGCTCGCCGCTTCCCGGCCGCTTGCCGGCACCAGGTAGACGAGCGAAACCCAGGCGCCGGCGGCAGCGCCGATCACCTTTGCGGCCAGCAGGCCGCCATCATGGCCAAGTTCAGCCATTTGTTCACCTTTTCGATGTAGTTTCGGATCTGCGAAAGCCCGCCCGGTGAAGACACCGGCGCACAAAAAATCCCGCGTGATTCGACCGCCGCGGGTTGGAAGTTGTTGAGTCCTCAGAATCGGATGGCGCCGGTTTCTCACGCAGAGTGTCCGGGACCTCACAGATTGATTCAGGTTGTTGATGCTTTAGATCAGCGCGACGGTGCTAACTGCCGGCGGTCACGTCAGGACCATCCAATGCAGGCTGCCTGCCTATGATGCATTGAAGCGGAACGTCCGCTCCGAACTTTTCCACAAAGACACCAGCGGTGGTACAGGCCGTGCTCAGTCGCCCGGGTCCAGATCGGATTCGAGTTCCTGCCGCAATTGCCGTCATGCCAGACCGAGATGATCACGATGCCGGTCCGACGCACCACGTAGTGGATGTGGTACGGCGCCAGCACGTACCGGGGAACCTGCTCCACCGGTCCAATCACCGCGCCAGCTTCGGGATGAGAAGCAAGCAGGCGCGAAGCGCGCTTGATCTTGGCCGTGAAATCCAGGGAGGCCCAGCGGCTATGGGCCGCCAGATATTGCTTTTCCTTGAGAACCTGTTGCTGCGCCTCACGAGAAAAGCGGATCTTCATCAGGCAGCATTCTCGCGAGAGGCACCATCAAGCTTCAGCAGTTCGTCGAACAAGTCTTCCGCATCCACCATCTCGCCATCGGCCTCATCCTGAGGCCCTCGCTGGATGCTGAGGATTTCCGCTCCCTCCGCCATCAGGTAGTATTTGAGCGCCCGCACGATCACCCAGCTGCGGCTGCGCTCCGTCGCCTGGGCAATCTGCTCCACCTCGGCGAGGATATCCTGCGGCACGCGCAGGGTGATCGGATCGGACAGCGCCGGCTTTTCTGTGGTCGTCGGCTTGTCGGAGTTCTCTGCCATTCTCGGGCTCCTCGTAATACCGTGTATTACAAACACCCTACGCCTGTTGCGGGACCCGTCCAATCACGCCGTGTAACCCACCGCCTGCCGCTTCTCCGCATCGGTGAGAAACCCGGCCTGCCCGACACGGGCCCACAGCGCGTCCCGCTCGGCAGACAGCCCGGAGATCCGATCCAGATCCGGCTCCAGCCGGAGCGTCGTCCTGTAGGCATCCGAAAGCCAGGCGGAAAAGCTGGCGGCGGTGCGCGTCAGAAGCGGCACCACGGTCAGCCGGTAAAAGGCGCGGTTGGCTTCCTGGTAATTGGCATAGGTGTTGTCGCCCGGAATGCCGATCAGCATCGGCGGCACGCCGAGCGACAGCGCGATGTCGCGGGCCGCGGCGTTCTTCGCCTCGATGAAATCCATGTCCTTCGGTGACAGTCCCATCGCCTTCCAGTCCAGCCCACCCTCCAGCAGCAGCGGCCGTCCCGCATTGACGGCGCCGGCATAGCCCTGTTCCAGTTCGGCGCGCAGCCGCTCGTACTGGTCGGCGGAAAGATTGCCACCCTCCTTCGGCTGGTAGACAAGCGCCCCGGAGGGCCGGGCAGAATTGTCGAGCAGCGCCTTGTTCCAGCTGGCCGCGGCGTTGTGGAGGTCAAGTGCCGCACCGGCCGCGGCAAGCGGCGGGAAGCCGCCATGATCGTCGAGCGGGTGGAAAAGCTTGAGGTGCAGGAGCGCTGAACTCGCGCCCGCCGCCGCAATGCGCCGAACCGTGCCGCCCACCCGGTAGTCGTAGGCCGTCGGCCAGCCGTCTCCGCCGAGCACGACGCCGATCCGGTCCGGCCGCAGCAGGTGCATCTCGCGCGGCCGACCTTCCAGCGTCAGCCGCTCGACATAGGCATTTCCCGACAGCAGCAGATGGCCGTAGAGCGTCTCCAGGAAATCCGGCCCGCCCATGCGGGCGTTCGGCCTTGCGAGAAGCGACAGCACCGGATGCTCGCTCACCTCCCGCACGCCCTCGTAGGCCAGCCACGGGACCGACGCTGCAGCCTCGGAGACAAGCCGCACCGCCCGGTGGACGATCGGGTTCTTCATGAAGCCCGCCCGCGACAGTGCCGCATAGGATCGTCCCGACCACTGCGCCGTCGCTTCGCCCGACAGAAGCGACAGCCCGCTGCCGAACGCGCTCGTCTTGCGCTCGGCCGGATGCACCGCCTTTGTCTGGGAAAGGAAGGGAATGCGGAATGGCGTCTTCATGTCGATCCTCACAGATGTCGTCGAAACGAGAAGCCGTCAGACGTCGAGCGCCAGCGCCCGGGCGTAGAGCCGTGCGTAGCGCGCGACATCGGCTGCCCGGTCGGTGCCGTTGATGATCCGGCGCGCGCCGATCCAGTCGGCCCGCGAGGCTGAAAAGAAGTCGCTCAGCCGGCATCCGGTAAAGCGGCCGAGGCGCATCCCGGAAAACAGGATGTCGATCGCCCGCTGCGGCTGCAGGGCGGCATCCGGCGTCTCCTCGATGCCGAAGGTGCGGTAGTTTGCCCGGCCGGTGATCTGCACCAGGCCGCGGCCGCGAAAACGCCAGCCGTCGCCGCTCTTCTCGTCGCCATTGCCCATCCGATCGGCATAGGCGCGATTGGCGATCCGCTCCGGTTTTCGCGCGTAGCGACTGGCCTCGACGGTCGTAAAGCGACGCGGAAAGGTCTTTAGCAGCCCGGCTCGGCTGTAGCTGAGGTTTTCCTCGATGGGTTGCATTTGCCCGCCGGTCTCGTGGAAGGCTGTCGCCAGCACATAGGCGAGCTGGCGCAGATTACCGTCTCCGGGGTCGTCCTGCCAATGGGCAAGCAGGCTTGCGTGACCGGCGGCTGCAGCCGGAGAAAGGCCTTGTACGTAGAGGCCGGAGCGCAGTCTGGCGAAGAAGAGCGTCCTGTCGATGTCCATCTTCCGCTCCCGTGATCCGTTCGAGATTTCGCAATCCGGGCGTGCGGAGCCGCACTGCCTGGGGTTGTGCAGAACTTTCAATCGATTTGCAAAATACTAATCGTTTTAGCCGGTTAGCCGGCGCTTTACTTTCCGCTAACGGTATGGAACCAACAGGCCTCACCGCCGTTCAGTGCCCGGCATTTGACCAGAAGGAGATCATGATGATGCAGCAGACCCCCGCCGTGTCCCCGGCCGCGACCGGACCGAAGCAGCAGATCCCGCAGCACCTGGTGGAACGACTGGAAGCCGAGTGGAAGCAGATGCGCGAAGCAACGCTTTCGCCCGTCACCCCTCGCTGATCGACAGCTGATCGATCGACACGCATCGGAGGGGCGTCAGAGCCCGCGCACCCGCGGTTCGCTCTGCCCCTCCAGCATCAAGGCCGTCAGCGCCCAGACCAGCGCATCGAGACGGTCCGGAGACCGGCCCGACGACAACCCGTCCGGGCCAAAATCACACATCTGATCTACCAGCGCCGAAAAGCGGCCGGCATGCGCCACCCGCCCCTGTTCGTAGAGCGCCGCCACCGGTTCAGCCCGCAGATATTTGCCGCGTGTGGCCCGGACCTGGGTCAGCGGCAGCGTCTCGTCGATGCTGCGCAGCATGGCCGCCACCATTTCGCCGCCCTGATTGACTTCCGCGACCACCCGGTCGGCGGAGAACCGGCGAAACGTCTTCACCACTTCCGAGGCCCAGCCGGCGGGGCTGCGGCCCTCCACCGAACAATCGGCCAGCACCACCGCCCGGCCGTTCGCCTCGACACCCACCGCGACGATACCGCAGCATGAACCGGCGCTGATGCCCGCAGGCGGATCGACCGCCACCACGATGCGTCTCAGCGCTCCGGTGAAGCGGATCGTCAGCGCTTCCAGATCGGCGCGCTTCCACAAGGCGTCCGGCCGGTCCTCGATCAGTTCGCCGTCCAGCTCCTGCCGCCCCAGCCTCGTCCCGCCGTAGCGGCTCTCCAGGGCGGCGATGAAGCCGGGCGCCATGTTGCCGGCATTGTCGCGTGTCGACATCCGCGCCAGGACCGTGCCCGGATCGGCAATCAGCCGCTTCAGGATCGGCACCGGGCGCGGTGTCGTTGTCACCAGCTGGCGCGGGTCGCTTCCCAGCCGCAGCCCGAACTGCAGCATGTCGAAGGTTTCCTCTGCATGCCGCCATTTGGCGAGCTCGTCGCACCAGGCGAAATGGAACTGCGGCCCGCGCAGGCTCTCGGGATCCTCGGAGGAGAAGATCTGTGCCATGGCGCCAGTCGGCCAGACCAGCCGCCTGCGGGAAGTCTCGAATTCCGGAACATGCTTGCGAGCAATCCGGCAAATGCCGGACACGCCGTCGATCATCACCTCGCGCGCATCCCCCAGCGTTTCGGCCACCATCGCGATGCGCAGGCCTTTGGCGCCCGCACCCGTCGCCAGACCATGCACCCATTCGGCACCGGCCCTCGTCTTGCCGGAGCCGCGACCGCCCATCACCAGCCATGTGTGCCAGTCTCCGGCCGGCGGCTTCTGCTCCTGGCGCCCGGCGATCGTCCAGTCACGCCGGACATTGAAGACGTGCCGGCGGATCCTCGGCGTCAGAACCTCGCCATCGACGGCAGACAGGCCTTGCGCTTTCACCTGCATGACCGGCATCGCTGCTGCAACCGGCGCAGGCTGGGAACAATCACGATCCCGCAGGCTCCTTCCCGTCTCCAGACCGGCGCGCATCGCTGTCTGAGTGGCCTTAATCAAGCCCATCGACTGCCTGAAAGACTCGGCGCCCTTACCTGCCAGCTCACTGACCGTCTGCTCAGCTGCTGTCAGGTGCAGGCGGCTCGACCCCAGGCGCACCGCCGGGCTCGCCTTCAGCGCTTTCGGCGCGCTGCCGCTTTTGCCAAAGCTCGAGCGCCCTTTGTTCGATGAGCGCCTGGACGTCATGCAGCGCCTCCTCATATCCGGTCTCTTCCGCCAGGCGCTCGGCTTCGGCGGCGCGGTCGCGCGCCAATTGCCGCTGCAGGCTATCCACCTTCTCCAACGTGCGAACGATCAGGCTCATGGCATCGGTCGCCGCCTTCAGGTCGGCACGTGCCAGCTTCTGTGCCGCCTCGTCGCCGTCAGCGGCCAGGCCTTCGGCGTTCGACCGCATCTGGCGAAAGGCGGTGAATTCGGCCCGCAACTCGCGGGTCATCTCACTCAGCAGCAGCCGCAGATCCTCGCTTCCCTGGGCGGCCTCAGCATCGGCCGACTTGAGCTCCAGCAGAACCCGATCGGCTTCGGCCTTGACCTTTCCGGCAAGCGGCAGCGGAAACGGCAGGTCCTCCGCAGCCAGGGTCTCCGTCAGACGAAAGCCGGTTTCCATGCCAGCTGCATCGGCCATCGGCACGTCGTCCCAGAGCCCGAACAGCGACGGGTCCAGCTGGTCGAACATGTCCAT